AACTTGGAAGACAGGAAAGACCACGTCTTATCCTTGATGGTTTCAAGGAAACCGAACGGAATATCCCAGAATTTGGAGTCCTCGCGGACACCATCAATCTTGCCCTTAATCGGGTCTACGATTTTTGCCCAGACGCCCCTGGCTTTATCAGCAATCCAGTTGAAAAGCCCACCCAACGGGCCACCAGGCCCACCGTTGCTGCCACCTTCAAAGACGCCGCCACCAAACTGAAGATTCGGCGCGGTAGTCATTGCCCAGTGGACGTGGTGGTGGTGCGGCCCGGCCTGGGCCATCGTGTAGAACGAGCCGAATGGGCCTACATTCTGGCCGTTCTTAATGTTCCCCGACCAGCCTGGCGAATCATAAATCAGCTCGGCAGACCCTGGGTAGGTTTGCGCAATGTCGTGCGCTAGGGCGAGCTGCTGCGGGGTGTTCCCGTGGCCGTTCGACCAGTCAGATGCCAACCCGGCACCGTGCATGCCACTGTCACCAGGCCTATAGCCGGATGTTAGTTGGAGCATCGGGTACTTGGCTCGAACGATGTTGGCCATCGCACCAATCACGCCACCATTGGCAAAAGCACCAAGAGTGCCGTGAGACAGCCCAATAGCCATCTGGTCCTTGTCTAGCTTGCCTGCCTTAGCCATAGCATTCATGCGGTCAACGGTCTTCTTACCACCGACGGCGCGAGTCCACTCCGGACGCATGATTGCCTCACCACCAGAGAGATGGATCATCCCACCAGTCGGTGAGTAAAAGTCATGCACGTCGCGGCCCGGGGTGTAGCCGGGAAGCACACCACCCTGGGCATAGGCACCAAGCTGACCTAAATCAACCTTGTTGACCGTATCGATTCCTGGCAGGAAGTCGGCAATGGCATTCCAAGCCTTGAGGATGCCGTTATTCCAGACCGTATCGATGACGAACTTCACCGGTTTGGCTGCTACAGCACGCAAACCATCCCAGATACGTCCGATACCTTCAACACCCTTGCTGAACCAATCCTGCAGGGTATCCAGACCCTTACCGAGCGGGGCGAACACATTGCCCTCGATGAACTCCCACCCTGCACGCAGCAGGGTCTGGAAGCCATCCCAAACAAACACAATGGCGTCGATACGGTCACGGAACCAATCAGCCACCAAGCCCAGAGCAACACGCCACGGCTGGAAAACATAGGCGTCAATGAACTCCCACCCAGCCTGCATAGCCTCTTTAAGCCAGTCCCACACCTCACCAATAGCGGTGGCCATAGCCTGCCAGCGGTCACCAATCCAGGCGAAAACACCCTCCACAATCGGCTGCATCGTGTTCTGCGCGAAACCCACAAGAGCTTCCCACACGGGCTTAATAACGTTGTCCCACGCGAACTGGATAGCAGTGGACAAAAGTTCCCACTGAATCATCAACGGGGCTAACACCACAGTAGCGATGACACCAATCGTGGCCTGCGCTGCCTCAAGCATGCCGTCAAAGACCGGCTTAATGTAGCTATTCCACGCAGTAGAAAGAGCATTGGTGAAAGCATCCCACTTCTCCTGCACCCATTCCAGGCCATCACCAACAGCATTGAACGCAGCCTCACCAAAAGTTTTCAGACTACCGGTGAAAGTCTCCCAAATCTCCCGGCCCTTCTCGGTCTGCGTGAAAAAGTACACAAGGCCCGCCGCCAGGGCAGCAACAGCAGACACAATCGCGACGATGACGTTGGTCTTCAGCGCAAGGTTGAATAGCTTAGTTTCAGCGGTCGCAATCTTCGTCACTGCCTGGTACACGCCCACAGCAGCATTCCAGGCCTTAATCGCCCCAACAGCAGCAGCGATAGACCCGGCGAAAGTGCCCAGGGTGACAGCCAGCGGGGCCAGCCATGCCTGATTCTTCTGTGCCCACTCGCCAAAGGATTGAAAAGCCGGAATGAGGTCATCTACTAGCCACGCTGAAACAACCTCAAATTTACCGGCCACAACATCCAAAGCCGGGGCAATGCTATTGAACAACGCCGTCGCCACCGGCTCCAGTGCCAGCATCGCCTGCAGCTTGAACTGGTCCCATCGCTCCGCAAAGTCAGCGGTCTCCTCAGCCAACCCGCCAATCGTATCCTCAGTGGCGCCGGTCGCGTCCATGAAATCCTCCACAGACAGCGTGCCGGTCTTCACCGCGTCCACGAACTGGGTCGCGCCACGAGTACCGAAAATGCTAGAGGCCATGTCAATCGCGGCGGCATCATCACCAGACTGCACCAAGTCCTCAATCGACCCGATGGTCTCCTTCAGCGCGGCAGGCGCATCACGCCCCTCAGACGCAAACTCCGCCAAGGCACGCTGCATCGACTGCAGAGTCTTATCCGCATCCAGGCCGGCCTTATCCATCTGGCCCACAAGGGCAGCGGAATCAGCCATCGAGAACCCAAACCCGCGCAGAGCGGGGCCAGCCTTCACCGCAGAATTCGCCAACTCGGTAACGGTAAGACCCGTTGCCTGCGAGACCTGGAACAGCTCGTCCAATGCGTTAGGCATGTCCTTGGCTTCAATACCGAAACCGTTCAGCGCCTGCGACACCTCATTAATATCAGCGTCCACGCCAAGCTGCTGCAGCTGCAGGAACTGGGCCGTCATCTCCTCAAGCGGTTCACCCGTCAAACCAAGGCGAGTATTCAAGTCAGCCAGGGTGGAGCCAATCGCCCCCATGTCAGAGCCCACACCAATCGACTCCGCGGCGACCTTACGCATCGAATCCTGCAGACCCTCAAATGCCTCACCAGACGCGCCAGTACCCGCACGAATCGTGTCATACGCGTCATCAAACTGCGAGCCCATATCCACAAGCGACTTACCAGCAGCAACCGCACCACCAACAAGGGCAGCAGCACCCGCCGCAGCCTTCAGCTGCCAATCCTCCAACAGCTTCGACTGCTCAGCCGCATACCCCGCCGCATCACCAGCGCCACGCAAAGACTTCGCGGAATCATCCGCACCGTTAGCGGCCTGCTCCTCAGCATCCGCCAACCTTTTCGCGGCACGCGCAGACTCCTCCTGCGCATCCAGCAGCTTATTGTGCGCCTTACGCGAATTGTTCGATGCCGTCTCCGCCTTCGCCTGGGCGCGCAGATACTGTTCCTCAGCCTTCTCAGCAGCATCCCCGCCCTTAGCACGCGCATCCGCCAGCTTCTTCGCAGCCGACTCCAGCGCCTTATCAGCAGCCTCCTGCTTCAGCTTCTCGGCACGGTACTTAGACTCCGCCTCCGTCAGCTCCTCCGCCGACTTCTTGACACGGAAATTAGCCTTTTCTACCCGCTCCGCAGCCTTCGCAGCGCCATCGCCGATGCCCTTCTCGACAGACTTGCCGAACTTCAGGGACATCTTTTCCAGAGGCCCACCCACTTCGCGCTGCAGCTGCTGAGAAATACCAGCAAAAGACGGAATAACAGGCATGGCAGCATAGCCGACCGAGGCCATACGAAACCCCCTTCGTGACGGGTGAACCAACAAACAAAAACTGGGGCAAAGAAAAGACCACCCACCCGTGTAGGGCAAGGTGGTCACATGCTGCGAATCAGACGCCGACGCCGCCGCTCCGCAGCCTTAATCCGGGCCTTCTTTGCCTCCAAAGCCCGGCGTTTCTTTTCATCCTCACGCCGCGTCAACATCTGATGCGTCTCACCAGTCACAGCCTGGTAAATATGCGCCAAAACAATCGTCTCCGACGACAAGCGATCCACATCAGCAATCGCACACCAGAAATGACTAGAAGCCTTATCAAGACTGTCAACAATGAGGAGTAGCCGCCGCAAAGTCAGCTGCGACGGCCCACCATGAGGCTTATAAAAATCCCGGTAATCAATACCAAGCAGAAGGAGATCCATCTCAACCTCATCCTCATGGCGGCGAATCTCCGGAAGAAGGCTTAGCCTTCCCCCACACCCATCGCCTCCTGGTAGGCAGGCCACAGCGTCTCAATCATGTCACGCGTACGCAGACCACCACGCAGCAGCATATTCCACTGCGCCGGGCCAAACGTCTCCTTCAGCATCACACCAATGTTCTGCTGTTCAAACGCGATGTACGCCTCAGCGCTGGCATCCATGATGGAGGCAGGCGCGGTGATTTCATACTCGCGTTTATTAATGGTGACGGTGAACTCGACCTGCTCAATGAGCGGGTCACCTTCCTCGTCAAGAACCTGAATCTTGTTCTTCGCTTCGGTCTCAGCGGTCACCTTGGAGGTCTTACCGCTGGTGGTTTTCTTGGTAGTCATGAGGGTTCCTTTCAACTTCAAGACTTATCTGGGGTCGGGGTTTTCACTTCCACCCTGCGGGCATGGCTTATGCCCCTACCGGGGCGCTGCCGGGCATAGGGGAACCAGGCAGCACCCTGGTCAGGGCACAAGTCACGCCAGGGGTGTATGCGGCCGGTGTGAGGAGGAAAGGACCCCGAAAAATGTCCCCACACCAGCCAAACACCTACAGGCTAGGCAGACCCGCTAGCAGAGCTGGGCTTATCATCAGCGATGAAATCATCACCGTTATCGGCGACCTCGCTAGCCTTACCGGTCACCGGCTGGAACTTCTTCGGGTCGGTAATCTTGCCGTCCTCAACGAAGACCTTCGGAGTGATGTCCTCCATCGTGCCGTCCTCCTTAATCTGGTAGTAGCGGGTCTCAAACACAGCCTTGTGCTCGTCAGCGACATAGCCAACGTTGACGGAACGGCCCTCAACAGCCATACCGCGGCCAACGTTCTCCATACGGTGGTATGCGCCCTGGCGGGTCGCATCAATCTGCACAACACCGTTCTGCAGCTTGTGGACAATCGCGGTACGCAGCTCCGCGACCTTGCCGGAGTGCTTCTTAATCCACACGCCGTCCTTGTAGACGTAGTCAGGCCACGCGATGTAGCGAGTGACCTCGTTATCCTCAAGGGTCTCGTAGGTGGAATTGAGGTCTCCCGGCTTGAACTGGCGGGCAACAATACCGAAACCAGCACCATTGGTGGTGGTCTCATCGACAGTGCGGTTTACCGGTACGGAAGCATCGTCAACAAGGACACCAACAGTGTGCCAAGCAGTGCCAAAAATGCCGCCCTTACCAATCTGGGCATTAAGGTCACGGGAAACGAGAACCTGCAGATCCTCAAGTGGTTGAATGTTTTCTGGATTACGCAAATGTGCCATTACCAAACAGCCTTTCGTGGCATAGCCACCCTATAGGTGGCGGATGAATAGAAACCGCCAAGCAGAGAATCAGGCCCGCCTATGATTCCCGCACCTGGCATGACAGAAAGCCCCAGCAGCACAAGCCCTGGGGTTAACAGAAATGAATCAAGCTGACGCATAGCCTTCATGGCCTGCGGTAGCGTCCTGGCCTGCACCCGAATGCGCACGGTTTCCCGCGTCCATCCTTTACTGGTGACAGGCGTGCCGTCGGATTGAACCACGACCATCGGCGGGGATGACCTTGGGTTCCACTTTTCCGGAAGCACCTCGACAACTTGGTCGGGGTTCGGCACCACTTTCTCAAGCCGGTCGATGACCTCACCGACGGCATCCTGCTGCTCCCAACCGCCCCACATGACGCTAGGCCTCCGGGTAGCGGGTGGTCTCAAGACCAGCCTCAGCAGCAGACCGTGTGAGCACACCGTCCTTAGCCTGGCGGGCCAGCCCTGACGGGTGAGCAATCACCACAGTTGACACAGGGCGACCGTCCCTAGCTATGTGGTCATTAACATGAACTTCCACGCCGTCGGGGACGTTGCGCCGAACATTCGCGGCAACTTCCTCAGCCTTATCATGAACCATGCCCTTGTACTGGGGAAACAGCTTCGCGACTTCCTCCTTGTTCAGGTGGAAGGTGACCTTTCCCGCTTTCGCCATTAGGCCTCCTTCCGCTCAATGAGGAACCGCACACGGGGGCGATGAAACTGATTCCAAGGACGACGACCATAAGACCAATCAAACGGAACGTTCGTCACCTGATACTCCGAACCCCGGCACACAACGAGTGCGCCTTCCTCAACCACAGTGCCTGGTGGTGCAAGCACTTCTAATGTGGTCGCGTCGCCGTCCCACACCCCTGAGCCGTTGAGGTCAACCTGCCCCTGCAGGCCAACAACACAGCCAGGAATCTTGTAACCGGCGGAGTCCATAATCAGATTTCCGCGTTTGTCGAAACGCTCCTTGCCCTGAACAAGAATCGTTTCGCTCATCGCCACCACCTCTCCGGCCAGCGACGAGGAAGCGGAAACCGTCCGCGGGCACCGCGCTGCCACAAACCAAGAAGCTTCAGCAGCTCGTCCGTGAGCCGGACACCACCCCATGACACGGAATCCACATCGGAGAACGTCACCGAATCGGACTGCGGCCCCGTCGTGGACGACACCGACCGCATCCCCGCATGCCCACCAACCAACGTGGCGGCAGACACCATCTCCAGCACCACGCGACGCGCCGCAGACTCCAACCACGGAACAGTGGCTAGCTCCGCATCAAAGTCACGACCCGCACGCAGGAACGCCAGGCGAATAAGCTCAACTGAATCATCAATGAGCACGGCCAGGCGCTTCATCTCATCCTTAGTCAGCTCACGGGGCAGACGGGCAGCTACATACTCGGTATCAATCTCAAGCATGCTGCACCTCCCTTACCTATTGGGTAGCGGCGATGATGTCCTTCTTCGACAGGCCCTTAGTGACAATCCCTAGGGATTCGGCGTACTTGCGCCAATCATCAATCGACGCAGCACGAGCCGGGCGCTCCACCGAACCGGCAGACTCATCCGCCTTCGGCTCCGGCTCCGGCTCTGCTTCCTGCTTAGGCTTGGCCACCGGCTTCTTCACCGCCGCCGCAGCAGACGAATCAACCAGCGCGCCACAGGCCTTAAGCCACTGCGCGGTATCCTCATCTACCTCAACGACAGAACCCGGGGGATGCACAACATCCTCCGGGCTCCAAAACTTCGACAAAGTGACCTTAACCATTAGGCGATACCGGTCAGCTTGACGACGGCCTTCGGGTTATCGACCGCAATGGCACGCTTGCGTACCAGATCGGAACGCCACGACATGGTCGGGCCACCAAGCTCAGACTGGCCACCCTCGGAGTACAACGGCGTCGCGGTCAGCGGCATCGTGTCCGACTTGAAGCCAACGCCCTGCGCCTCAAAGATGTACGCGGTACCTGCCTCAATCAGACGCGAGGTAGCCACACGCAGCGTGCCAAACAGCTCAGTCGAGCGGAGGCCACCAAAGATGGAATCACCATTCTGGTCAAGGAAGATTGGGTTATCCAGAGCAGCGTTACCGATGTAGTACTTCTGCATCGTCTCGTTGCGCACCAGCTTCGTGTAAGAAGCCGGGTGCATCAGAATCGTGTTCGGCTCATAGTCGAACTGGCGATTAACATCACCATCCTCATGGGCGGACTGCACCAGTTCAATCGCATCAAACACATCCTTAACTGGGTCGCCACCAGTCCACGGGGCAGAAGCCTGTAGCTCCGGAACCTGCGCGGCCTCGAACACGCCCAGCACAGCGTTAATACCGTGGCGGATGACGGTCTTCTCCAGCGCCTCAATATGGCGGTTAACCTGGTCAACCTTGTTCTCATTCTTCATCTCATAAGAGATGCGGATAGCCTCACCGGACTTGATACCGTACGCTGCGCGCAGAGCACCAAGCTCCGGGGCAGACACCGGAATCTCACCAAACTCGGCAATCTCCTCAGCATCATCAGCAAGATACAGGCCAGCAGCCTCACGGAACGCGACAACGCCCTTATTTTCCTCAGCCTGACGGAAGAACAGGTCTTCCAAGAACTGGCCCTGCAGTCCATCAATCACGCGCTGCGGGATGAAGGTCGGGTCTTCCAGCATCTCAGATACGGTCAGCTTCGGGCCATCGTAGGCGCTAGTAATGAGCTCACTCATTCTTAAATCTCCTTCTCAAAAAGATTGGGTTTAGCCCGCTGCTGCCGGGGCAACGACCGGGGTGACAAGGGTGGTCTTGACGGTCTTGCCAGCACCAGGACGGGCAGCAACACCAACAAGCAAGGAACCAGTAGCGGACACCTTGCCATCAGCAGCGGCGTACACCGCAGCACCCTGCTTAATCGCGGTAGCATCACCATCAACCTCAAGCGGGACAGTCGCCGGCCCGATGTGGACAGCAACAATGTTCGGCGCGTCCAATGCCAGAGTGTTGGTCGGCTGCTCATCCTTCGGAGCAAACGCATTCTCGGTGACAGCACCAAACACAGGGCCAGCAGCGGCGGCGTGCTTCACACCGTTCTCGCCTACCTGTACGAGACGGAACTTAGTGACATCTTCCTCGGCCTTGTAGCTAATCGGGCCGGAACGGAAAGTAGGATTCGGCATTACTTCTTCTCCTTAGTGAAAGTTCTTGCGGGAAAGAAAGCCGACCTTGTCGGCCTTCGCGGACAGATTCTTAGACGGCTCCGGCTCCACGTCCTTGCCGTAGCCAATCTCCGCACGCGGGATAGTGCCAGCAGGATTAGAACCGTAAATGTCGCGGGCGGCTTCAGGGTCGCGCTTCATCGCAGCAATCGCCTTAGTACGGCGTGCGGCGGAGATGCGGCCTTCCTTAATCCAACCGTCCACCTCAGCAACGAGGTCGTCTTCCTTCTGCTTCTCCATTGCCTTCCAGCCGTGCTGGGCAGCAGCCTTAAGCTCGGCGTAGGTCTCCGCATCGAGGGTGACAGTGTCATCCGCCGGTGCCGGGGTCTCCGGGACGGGAGTTTCCTCAGCCGGGGCATCATCCTCAGTTGCAGCTGCGGCCTTCACCGAAACAGGCACAGTCAGCTCCACCGGGGCATCCCCACCGTTAGCAGTAACAGTGAACTCCACCGCAGTGTCCGGCTCAACACCAGACGGGGCGGTCACCTTAAGAACACCAGTGTCCTCAACAACCTCACCAGACCAACCATCCGGCGTGCCAGTCAGCTCAAACGCCACACCAGCCGGAACCTCACCAACCGGAGCAACCTCAACCGCACCAGTCGGAACAACAGCCGTATCCTCCGGGTAAGCAAGGTCAACAGTGGCAGTCACCGTGACCTCCTCATTAAAAAAGCCGGAGAGTGCGTTCTGCACATCCTCCGGCTTCTTGCCCAGCTCCTGGGCAAGCTGATTCAAGATACTCATCTTGTCTCCAATCTGCCCATCACTGGGCGTAGTAGAAATGTCCCCCGATACCGACCGGGAAACAGGCGGCGGCGGAGCCGCAGCCCGGTTAGCGAACTTGAAACGACGCTTCGCCAACGACGCCGACGGCTCCGGAGCGGACGACTTCTCCGACACAATCCCATCCGCCAGCCCGGCGGCCACAGCCTCCTCCGCCGTGTACCAGGTCTCCGCGCTCATCGCGTCCAACCAGTCCTGTACCTCACCACCGGCCTTACCGGCGTAGATGCGGGCAAGCTTGCTATCTTGCCGCTCCAGGTCTTCCAGCGTCTTGCGCACATCATCCGCGTTGCCGTCGGTAAACGTCCACGCACGATGGATCATGAGCTCCGACGACTCCCGCATGAGTACGCGGTCAGCACCACCGACCGCAATGAACGATGCGGCAGACGCGGCCAGTGATTCCACAATCACAGTGACCTCACCGTCATAGCCCTTAAGGGCGTTCATGATGTCAATACCCTCGTACACATCGCCACCACCAGATGAAATGCGCACCGTAACGTCACCGGAGATTTCGGAGAGCTGAGCCATCACCGACTTCGCAGTAATCGCATTCTCAGGCTCCCAAAAATCCGGCCCAATAGGCCCATACATGAGAATCTCGTTCATGCTGTGCCCCCTTCCTCACTACTCGTAGGTTGTTCCGCATCACTCGACAGCGTGACCCCCATCTGTTCCTCCAGCTGCTGCCTCTCCTTCTTCGACTCCAACGCGTCCGTGAGTTTCTGCTTAGGCGGCAGCGTGTACCGACGACGCAGGTCTTCCTCCAAATCCTTGTCACCAAGAATCAGGCCGGCATTCTTCAAACCAGCAAGGTCAGCGGCGCTGATTTCCTTACGGGATGCAATCGGGTCGAACGCGATACGCGGAACCAGGCCCGTGTGCTCAGGGAAAGCAACCCGAACCAAATCCTCCACAATGTGCTGCGTAGCAATATCCGCCAGCCACTCCGCCGTGGTCTGCAACGACTGGATAAACAGGTCTGACTGCGTCTCAGCCAAAGCGTATGAACCGCCTTTGCCCTCAAGGTTTAAGAAGTGCGCCAACACCGACTTGGCAATCATGCTGTCGTGGTAATTAATCGCCTCACGCGGGCTAACCAGCTGACCTGACGTGCCCAACAGCTGAAGCTTCGCACCAAACGGAATCGACGCACCAGAATGCTCACCAGCACGAAAACCCTCAACAATGGCCTGCCCATCCTCAAGGTCTTTATCCGGATCCATCGCCACATCCGAACCCGTATACACCGGCACGCCCATACCGTTACGGTCCAGGGTGTTCAGCTCAAGACGCAGCAACGAATCCCGAAGCTTCCAATGCTTATACGCCGGACGCAACGACTTACCAAGCCACTGCGAACCC